TTGGTTCTTGAATCTGGGCTAAAAACTGTTCAATTTTATCAGCATTTTTTGAAGCTACTTTACTATAGGTCTGCATAGCATAAGTTATAGCCCATCCCTTAGCACTCTCTAATAATTCACAGGCAACCCGAAGCCTCTCACGCGCTTCTGTGAGCTGGGATTGGATCGATGCAACGCCCTTCTGAAACTCCGAGTCGGGTTGTGAGCGAACGTGGGTGATGCCTGCATTAAAAACTTCAACATCAATATGCATTACTGACTTGTCATTCTCATATGAAGGAAACCTTTTAACGAGATACTTCTCCGCCGCTTCTCTATCCTCATTCGTGATGGTCGGGGTCATTGCTCATCCTCTTTACTTAAATGATAAGTTGTTTTAGCCGTCGTGTTGCTAGTTGGATCTTTATTTTCAAGTACGCAATACCCAGATTTTTTGAACTTATTAACTTCGTCTTCGTTTACCGATTTAGAGAGGACTTCTTTTGTATACCAATCCAGCCATTCAGCGCGTTCAAATGCGTTCTCTGGTAGCGTGTATTCTGTGTGAACTATAATTTTCATCCCCGACTCTCCCCTTCATTGTTCGATATTTTGGTGCCTTGTTCGAGGGCTTCACGGGCACGTCTACCGCCGACACGCAAATCACTTGTCTTATTGTCAAAATCAATTTTAAATTTACCTATTCCAGCGTCCGAGTCATTTATAGATAGGTAATCTCCTGATGCGATTGTTTCACTATTCCAACAACCGCCATCACCGTAGTATTCCAATGCCACCCGATACAAATCACGTTCAGACTTGATGCGGGTGAGTTGGGATTTAAGCTTTTCTATTTCACTCATGGAGCAATCCCTTCATCCCAATAATATGTTTCTTCCCCATCTTCACCATCACAGTATTCTTTAATAAATTTTTTGTATTCATCGTCACTTCCAAGAAGTGCTCTTACCATTTGATCAATTACCCATGTCTTGTGGTGATCGCCATCAATTTGCCCATAACTTACGGCTATCCCTATTGCTCTTTCAATTTTTTCTTTCATTCTTTCACCCCGATCCCGTGCGATTTGGTTAGGGCTTGTTTGGAAACATTCATCTTGTATCCCACCAAATCTCTTTATCATCAAGCATCTTTGGTTCAATCATCCCACATCCCCGATCTTGGCGAGGGCTTCACGGGCTTTCTTGCCAGCGACCTTAAACCAGTATCCTTCGCCACCTCTAGGCAATGACAAATCTTTGTTCACTACTTTATTCGCTATTTTTGGTAGTGATCCATGTGACTCCATAACGGATTGTTTGTTAGACCAATGATCCTCATTTCCATAGAACTTCAGAGCATCCACCGCCACCCGCAGCTTTTCTCGGAGTTGGTCGCGTTCAGAAACCAAGCCTCTCTTTTCATTACAACACCAACAGAGACCACTACATCGTTTTTTGAGCTTTATCTCTTTGGTTAAAATCTTTTCATTGCTCATAGAGGCTTCCCAGATTTAACTGATAATTCAATAAATGCTCTAACTTGTTCAGGCTGCTCTCTAAGAGCTAAAACAAGTTCCATTTCTTTTTCAGTTATCTCACCGTGTTTTGTTTCTATCCCAAAGTACGTGGCGTTGATGTCATAGCCTTTGTGGTTTTTTGGTACTAATGATGTTAACTCGTTGAGTGTAACTTGAAGATGCTCAGACAGTTTGTGCATCAGAGCGATTGGAGGTGTGTATGTCCCCAACTCAATTTTACTGATATAAGTAGGGTGTTTTTTTAACAACTTAGCTAAATCAATTTGAGATAGCCCAAGTCCAATTCTTCTTTTTACAATGTAGCTCCCTAGTTTTGTTTTCATAAATACATATTATAGCATGAAATTATACATGTCAATAAAATTACTCATACTTCTGCCTCAACTCATCCCGCTCCCTCTTCACCGCTTCTAGTTCGGATTTGAGGGTGTCGCGTTCTCTGAACACAGATTTTACTTGCTCCGCAATACTTTCTACAACTTCTGGAGGTGTGCTACCCGTCGCTTGAATAGACTCACGCACATACTCCATGTCGTACCTTAACTGAATCTCGTCCCTCTCAGCCTCTACAGCTTGAATATGCCTGAGGAGTTCTTTTATGCGCGAGAATATTTCACTGGGTTTAGTGTACATAATCATCCCAGGTGAATTATTTTCCCTAATCTCCTCTTACCGCTCTTTACTTAGCCTTTTAGGTTCGGTCATTTAAAACTTCCTCTGAATATGCTTTAATAAACTTAATTAATCTATACCCGTATTTATTTTTAGGAGCTAACCATAACTGAACGTTCATTAAAAGTTCAGCTAAATATAGTCTAATTTCACTCACGACATATCCACCAGTTTGTTTATTTTTGTTAGGGCTTCTCTTGATCTCTTACCGGCATAGAAGTGGTAAGATCCATCAGTAGACAGATTTTCAAAGTCATTCGTTCTTTGTCTAAAGAGGTAAAAGTATTTAAAGTCTTTACTTTCTTCCCCACGTTCTTTCCATGTATCTTTGTAGCTTTCTTTAGACCCATAGAAAGAAAGGGCTTCGACAGCAATCCTCAATGCTTCAGCAAGCTTCGTTACTGTGAGTGGGTTTGTTGCACGGCTATATTCCCAATAATAATTAGTTAGTTTTTCTCCTGGTATACATTTGTGTTTTGTTCTTTTACCCAGTCTCTCAATCTCACTTAGTTTTATCGGCGCGGTCATTCCTCCACCTCAGTATCTAAGTTCGGGGCACGGTAAAACGTTGTACTCACAACCTCCGGCGGTTTCTCTTTCACAAAGAAAACTAGATCCATTCGGTAGGTATCAAATGATTCTCTCAAGTACGCGTACATTTTTTTCTTGGGTCGGGGTTCTTGGTACAACTCCCAGGAGCTATCGGGCAAGAAATCTAATCCATAAACATCTTCTTTATCAGCTCTACGCCATCGGTGAACAACTAACATATACTTGGTATTAAACGCAGTAACGCAAAGAAACTCACCCTCTTCAAATGATCTGTGCCGCACCTTCACAGGCAACGTCTTATCTTTTAGCAATTCTCGGAGGGTCATTTTTCACCCGCAGCTTTAATCTTTTCTCTTAAAATTATTCGCTCTTCTTTTGTAAGCCCCGTCAACTTCTTCTCATCATTGCCCTCAGATTTAAGGACAACCATCAAGTAGGCTAGTTTCAAAAAATCAAGTTCTTCCGTGGTTAAGTGTAATGTGTGGGTCATTTTTTATTAGCCCCGGGGTATCCTACCTTAGCTACGTGCTCCATTACAGCATCTTTTAACCACTTGGTATCTTGGGAATATATGTACTGACTCCTAGAGTAACTTCCACTATAAACTTCTCCTGTGTGCATGTTAGCACTAGTGCCGTTACGAGCTAAATCAGTCAAAATATCTTGAATATCTTTTTCCGAAGTCCCGCACATATAAATGTCTTCAAATTTAAAAATAGTTTCCTGTGGAGGTTTTGGCTTCGTATACGCATCATGTATTTTCTCTATGAGCATTCTTGAAATAAACACGACAGAGCCCGTGGTGGAGAGATACACAACTAGTTTGTAAATACCAAACCCCAGAAGTACTTCGATTGCGAAGTTGGGTAGCTTTGCGATCATGTCCAATATAGTTTTAAAATCTTCAATCATTTTTATTCTCCTTAGCTATGCTTACCATTGGCTCACCAACAGCTTTTTGTGCAGCTTCAATTTCCTTCATCGCATTATAAGTGTATTCCACTGCGTACATAAGCCGTCTATCCCCACAGAGTTTGTAAATGAATTTAATAATTTCAAGTTTGGTTGGTTTCACTCAACTCTCCCCAAATACTTTCTGTACGTTGCACTCTCCATAGCTTGCTTCTCTGAATTACGCCGTGCGTATTCAAATAAATCACCCTGTGCGTCGTCAGTACTTTCTTCATCCACAAGCTCTGTTAGTCGTCTCTTTATGTTTGATAAAAGCACTTCGAGTGCATCTATCTCCGCTAGTATTACTGCCTTCTTGTCTGTGTGTATCATGCCCACAATTACTACAAGTGCTTGCATATTTTGGCAATAAAAATTTCTTGTTGCAAAACTTGCCGCGTTAAACTTAGGCTTACCTAATCAAGGCGGGGCTCAATGATACAGATACGCGGGATTAGAACCATTCCATCGAATGGCAATAAGTACGACACCAAGGTTTTAACAATCTCTGGGGTGGATAACCCCATAGAAGTGTTACAGAATTATGAAAAGCATCTCTCCGAAATAGACGACGATCAAAAATGGAACCTCTACGTTACTGCTCACATGTGCGACACAGCCAAGCGCTTGTGGAAGAGCCCGCAGAAAATTATTTTCATCGACGTTGATGGAATAGACATCAACAAGGTTGATGCTTACATCGCTGTGGTAGAAAAGGTTGTAGAGATTAAGCGCGAGGAAATGCTCACCGTTTTTTCTGGTAACGGCATACACGTATGCATCGAACTTGAAACGCCCATCACTGAAGAAATTTTTTTCGACGAAAATAGGCCTTATTTCAAGGAAATTTGCTTCCAAATTGATAATGAACTTACAAGGCAAAACCTCCCGGGTCAGGCAGACCCAGGAGTATTTAGCACAGCACGAATGGTGCGCCTACCTGGAACAGAAAACAGAAAGCCCGGCAAGGAAGTACGCAAGACAAGACTTCTTCAGGCAAACTCCAAACCCCAGAAGCTTGATCTCCATAAATTATCTAAGCTCCCCATCGTTGCTAAAAAAGATCAGCTAGAAATAGATAAGCACTTCGTCACTGACACTGAAGGAGTAGAAGCAGGATGCCTCTTTCTAAAGAATTGTAAGGACAACCAAAATAGTATCACCGAGCCCCAGTGGTTTGGGATGCTGAGTATCGTGGGCCGACTCTCCCGCGAGAAGGCTCACGAATACTCGCAAAATTATAAAGGCTACGACCATAATGAAACAGAGAGAAAGATCGACCAAGCGCTCATCTCCTCAGGCCCCAGGACGTGCGAGAGTATAAATAATCTTTGGAATGGTTGCTCTTCCTGCCCACATTTTAAAAAGTTAACTAGCCCCATTCAAATTCGCGGTGAAAATTTTATTGGTACCCTAGGCTCGGGGTTCCACGACATCCAAATAGTAAATGGAAAAAGACGACTCACCCCAAATTACCAAGACCTCATGCGCTACTTTGAGCGCGAGCATTTTTACGTAACCTTGGGATCTAGCGAGATTGTTTACATTTGGAATGGTAAGAACTACGAAGAATGCCCCGACACCTACCTCAAAAATTTCGCTCAGACACATTTCAAACCCTTCGCTAAAACAGAAATGGTGAATGAATTCCGCAACCTCGTATGCCGCACTAATCTGCGCGACCCAAGGTGGTTTGACGAGTCCACAAGGATGCGAATGAATTTTAATAATGGAGTGTTACTCGAGAATGGAACCTTCACCAAGCACTCAGCTGAATATGGTTTTAGGCATGTGCTGCCCTATGATTACTCCAAGGATGCTACTGCTCCTGAGTTCTTAAAGTTCTTAGAGCAAATTATGTGTGGTGATAAGGAGCTTATGCAAAACTTCTTAGAGTACACAGGCTACGCACTTAGTAATGATCCCATTTGGCTACACAAGGCTTGGGTGATGCTAGGCTCGGGGTCTAACGGAAAATCCACCGCAATGGATTTAATACGTGAGCTTGCGGGTGAAGGTAACCACGTTGCTCTCTCACTTGGTGATCTTCGTAGTGAGGGCTCCAGGCAAATGCTTGATGGTAAGTATTTTAACATGAGTGAGGAGACTCCAACGAGAGGCCTCCATGATAGCACTCACTTTAAAAATATTTCAGCTGGTGGATTGGTACCCGTGCGCCAGCTTTATAAGAAGCCCTACATGATGCGCAACAAGGCTAAGTTAATCTTTGCTTGCAATGAACTACCAGGGAGTACTGATACGACCCAAGGATTCTTTAGACGTTTCCTTATTATGCCCTTTCACGCAGTGTTTACTGATGACAAGGACGCAATTGCTCGGGGTGCACTACCCAAAGATCCCTTCGTGAAAGATAAGCTACTTAAAGAACTGCCTGGAATATTTAATTTATGCAGGGATGCATACCAGGGAGTAAAGGCTCGGGGGCATTTCACTAAGAGTAGTGCAAGCGAGGATGCACTCGAAGAATTCAAAGATGACACTGACTACACACTTACTTGGATCACCGAGAATTTGGTTAGGGAGCCCCAAGGTTCGGTGCCCGTCACTGACTGCTACACAGCCTACAGAACTGCGATGGATTCTTTTGGTCTTGAGCCCATGGACGTGAGGGTATTTGGTAAGAGGGTTATTTCATTTATAGGCTCTAAGCACGTGGCTAGACCAAGAACCAAAGAGGGTAGGATTAGAACCTACGTAGGAGTTAGGCTTGCCTCGGCTAGAGAGTTCTAAGCTGCGAGGGAACCGCCAGGAGTAGGCTCTCTGGGAGGAGGGCTTGCGGGCTTGAATAGTTCGTTTAGCACGCGCTCAAATAGCTCCACAGCCTTAGCATAAAATAGAATGTACTCTGCACTACCCACGCCGTGCCTACGCAGCTGCACTTGCTTTAATAGGTGAATAAAGATGGTTCGCTCCAAGGTGTTGTTCTTAAATAGGGCGCGCTTCCTCTCATACTCTCTTCTATCGAATGCGAATTCCACCCCGTTTAGCTGCATCAGCTCTGAATGCAGGTTGTCAAGCTTCTCTTTCGCCAGGAGATGGATGAAAGCCCCCGAATTTAGGACTGCCTCTACCTTGGCTTCTGCGTTGACGATTTGCGTTAGATCTTGGGGTGTTAGCTCGGAGGCGTTCTTTAGGGAGATGAGAGTTAGGGGGAGATGCTCCATGGGATGGTTCTATAGGGGGTGATTTGGTTTGTAAAGTCGGGGTGCGTTAAGAGGGAATAATAGTTGTAAAGTTAGTCAAGGATGTGGCGCGTTAGACTCGGGGTGTTGGAGTGGTGCGGCGTAAAAGTCACATATGACCGTAGATGGGACACCGATGTGACCACCTAAGATTACGGGGTGGTGCGTTGAGGAATAGTTGATAAGCATAGTAGTGATATGGTGCGGTATTTATATGGTGCGTTAGACATTTGGTACCAAGAGTCGGGGTCTGGTCATATGTGGGGGCATATGTGCGCGCTGAGCCAATTTACATGTGACCACCTGTAAGTGTTTGTTTTCGTTGGTTTATTTTTCCAGTGGTCATATGGTCATAACAATATATATATTAAGTTACTCTGGGAAATATAATACATGTGTAGCTAAAGAGCGTGGGAGAGATAGAAATTTTCTGGAAGTGTACCTGGGGTAAAATGTGGTTTGATATGACCACTTGAGAAAAATAGTTGAGGTTAATAGTAGGAAGATTCGGGTTTTTGAGGTGGGTTTTTGGTGGGTTGACGCATGTCCCCGAACCTTTGGGGCGGAGTCGATTGCCTTGGGGGTTCGGGGTAGCTCACAGGGGCGATGTCGAAGTCAACCCTGGAGCTATTCTTTTGCGTCATGCGTTAGTCGCACTGCTTCACAATTCGGGCGTTACCATATGCGTCAGTAACGCGTTCGTAGTAACAGCGGTTGTCGATTAGGGGTGCCTCGTAGGAAATCGTATTAGGCCTCCTATTGGGGTCAGGCTGAGCCCCGAAGGTTGAAGTGCTACCAGATTGCCCCCACTGATTTGAGAGCCCCTGGAGGGCGCTAAAGTCGATTCTTCGGTCTTCGGCGTTTGCTTGGCAGACTGCCAAATAGACAATACCGCAGAACGATAAGAAAGCTTTCAGGTTTTTCATAAATACCACTCCTTGCAAGCACTGCGTCAACGTCTTCGGCTTCGATATGTTGCAGTGCGGTCACATATTCGGGGCCGTTTTCTCCGAAGTCAACCCGTATGAGGTTGGCCTCTTCGAGAATTTCGATCACGTCTATCGGGTTGTAGAGATCCGTTTGAAATTTCCGATAGTCGATTTTCGTATGCTTAAAAACTGTCCAGAGCATCTTGGTTCCTTTAACGAATCGCACGAACCACCTCCCTGGCTTTTTCACAATCCCTAACACCATCCTGGTAGGCTCTCTTAGCCGTTCTTTCAAAAGTTTGGTCAAACGTTAGGTATGAAATTAAAAAAATAACTACGTGTAGGAGTATTAGTTTTTGCATTTTGCCCATGCCCTCCAGTAGTTCAAGCGATCTACAGCTCCCATCTCGGCGTAGCCTCCCGCATGGTCAACCGCCAATCTCCTACCTAGTACCCACGCAGTGAGTATTCCTATGGGGAGTAAAACTAAAATTATGTTGCGTTTTATTTTGTAGTTCATAAACTTATACCTATGGAATTGACCGCCGATGAAAAGTTTCGTCAAATGCAGCAAGCAGCTGAGTTAGCACGTCAACGAGATGCATATGCAAAAGCTCGTGAGAATGCTAAACCCACTGGAGTCTGGGACGCTATTGAGAACATTTGGGCAACTGGTGGAATTAATAAACCAATAAACCCAATGTCTGTTCCAGCTGACCAGCGCATTGACGATCAAAAGGGTCGTCATCAATTCGGTCGGTAGACCTCCTTACAGAATTCAAAATATTGCGTTAGTGTTATAAACCCATACTTGTACGCTAAGCTTAGATTCAAAAAATAAAGGTCGGTGTCACTCATTTTAAACCCCTATAATCAATTGAATCTAGAATCTCGTTTCCTGATTGAGTCATCACATCTTTTAAATTAGATTCGTTTTTTAAAAGCCACGCCCGACATTCGTCAATCGACCATTTGGGGTTGCGTTGCTGAATGTCTTCAGGCAACCAAATGATGGTCACAGAATACTTTTTCATGTCTTCACGTTTCTTTTTCTGCTCTCGCATTATTTTATGTATTTGCGTTTTCACTTTACACCTCTCTTTTTCTTTTTCGGCACCTGAACGAATACACCTGTGTACTCATTCCAACCCGCTACCAGATCGTTGTCCCATTGGAACTTCTGCTGGAGCATCCTAGCGGCGTGTCTGTGATTCTGCTCACTCGATAGTGCATTGTCGTATTCGACGGTTATACTACCGGCGCTTGCCGTTGCCTTGATTCGTGATCCACGAAAGTTAGTAGGGCCTAAATATTTTGTTAATATCGCTTGTCTCATGATTGCACCTCGATTGTTAAAGGATTGAATAATGGGTATCGCTTGTTAAATATCGACACCGCGTCACTACCTAATTCAGCCTGAATGAACACGTAACCTATTTCGCCTTTGTAACTAAGAACGAATGAGATTTTGAATGTTTTCATGGTCATAACCCTTTCGTTTTAAGGTTGAACACTTCAAAACCACCACCGTATTGGAACGCTCCACCTGTATATGTGTAGCAGAAGCTCTCACCATTTTTGGCGTGTACTCTCCAAATAGGGGTTACAGAGTATATTCCACCCACAGAAGAGTTGCCGTCTTGTGAGAACCCCGCGAATGTAAAGTGCGAGAATCTCTTCACAATATCGAACGCTTTAAATGGAACGTGTCTAGTGTCTTTATTTTCTCTCGGATCTCCATTCTTTTTGAATAAGAATCTCTTCAACCATTCGATACCTGTTCTAGAGAGATCCTTATCTAGTTTTCGATTTATAAGGTGGTTTTCAAAAATATCCTGCAGGTCTCTCTGCTTTAAAAGCTCAACCATTGAATCAGATTTAGGCTTAATATAACCCCAATTATATTGATTCAGCGTTTGTTTTGCTGTGTAGCAGACGATTGATTTTGATAGTAATCCTTTGTGTGCTTGAATTTTCTTAATTGAATTCTCTAGGTTTCTCATGATATTTCTCCTTTATTTGCTTCTAGTATTCTTTTCAGCTTGAGAGCCAAATCAGTCTTGGCGTTCTCAACCATGCCGTGTTCTTTTACAGTCTCATTGATTTGGTCTTCGAATGACTCCTCAGAAGTTATGCACACCGCTCCTAGAGAATCTTCGCCTGTGACTTCTCCAGACTTGTCATAGACTCTAACCGCAATCCACACCTGGAATAGTGATCCATTCTCAATTTTGGATCGTGTGTCTGATTCTGCCTCTGCCTCGGCAACCCACGACCAGTCGGGGTCAAATTCCGGTTCAATCTTGATTAAGTGATCTTTGTTTTTTATAGGAGAGTAACTCATGATTACAGCCCCCCGTTGTGAGCGGCCAAAGCGGCAAGGATCACAATTAAGAGATGAATTCCTGATACAATTTGACTTAAGAATACGCTAAACATATTGACTCCATTTTCTGCAGCGCTTCGACACGCTACACCATTAATTAATGCATCGCGCATGCCAACTTCAACCCCTGAAATCATTGGATTCTTAAGACAAAAACTACTCGGCTGTAAGCCCTTGATATCTTTGGTGAATAAATGACACACCTGTATAACTACTTGATATACTTATAGAATATTCACTGGTTAAGGATTTGACAGTGCTTAAAAGTTCGACACAATTCGGACTCGCAAAGTCCTATATCGGGTATTGTGCCCCGACCCCTCGCCCAATTGGAACCCGAACGAAGACCCCTGGAACCCGAACCCACCTACACTGCCCCGCATCAAGTACCCGAACCTATTGACCTATTCCCCTTTGACGCGGGGTGCCCTCTATATAGTGCACGCATCGCATCAGCTCTCCTAGGTAGCAGCTGACACGGTAGGCTAGGACACTGTGTCATCCAGGACCCGGGGGGAGGGGGGTAGGTGTTCTTGGGTTAGAAGTAACTTCTTTAACGCGGAGCCCCGGGGAAAGGTTCCTATGGTTTTAACGCACTGCGCCTAGCTTTTGTCAAAAAACCATCTTAACTTTCTTAAATGGAAGATATTACACTTAGCCCAGCTGACCACTCGCGTCAGACATCCCTTGCCTTGTCCGAGAACCCGACCCTTGGAATCCCCACGGTTGAAGCCCCTCACCTCCATGGAGCCCCCCAAGAAAAGGACCTCTATGGCATCGTGATGTTTGATGAACAAAACCCCCGAGCCTTAGTAAACATCGTCCCCCAGGAAATCAAAAAATCCATGAATCGGGTTGCCATGAGCAGACCCGAGCTTTTGGAGATGGACGAAGTAAGTCTTAAAAGACTCCTTTCTCCAAATGCAACCGACTCACGCATACGCATTTCTTTCTGGAACGAATATCAACGGGCTCAAGACCAAGGTGTTTTAATGAAAATGCCAAACGTGTACGCGGGGTTATGCTCAGACCAATATTTCTATGGGGTCTACGTGAAGAACGTAGAAAAGTTTGGGTGGATACTTTGTCCTCCAGCAAGCTACGCGGTGAGTATGACTGAAGCCCTTCACTTTGGGGTGGAGCGGTTAAGAGAAATTTTGGAGCTTCCACTTTTAAACGACAAGGGTCAGACTAACAAGACGAACGTGGAAATGATTATCAAAGCTGTTGCGATGCTAGACATGAGAGTCAAAGGTGCGGTCGTGCAGAAGATTGAATCAAAGACCATGAATGTGCATGTGAGTGATCGCAAGAAAACCTACCTGGAGCAAAAAAGATCTGTGGAGGAAATTCGTTTGAGCATCAGAGATATTGAAAAGAAGCTAGAAACAAACAGTTTGCCATTCGCGGATAAAGTAGAAGAAGGTAGTGAGCAGAGTGAATGATCCGCAGCTACTACTGGAGAAAGAGCGCCTACTAAGGCAGGAGCTGGAGATCCAAGAGGGGTTGCCACACTTACACGGGTGGAAGTTCTACAAGTGGGCTAGAGCATTTTATGAATCAAATAATAAAATGAATCTGCTATGCGCAGCTAACCAAATATCAAAGTCATCAACGCAGATAAGAAAGTGTATCGACTGGGCAACAAACCCGAAGAAGTGGAAAAAACTTTGGGGGAGAGCGCCGTTACAATTTTGGTATCTGTACCCAAATAAACTTACAGCCACAGTGGAGTTTGAAAAGAAGTGGATACCGGAGTTCATGCCGCGTGGAAAATTTAAAGATGACCCACAGTACGGGTGGAAAGAAGAATATAAAAATAAGGAAATTTTTGCGATTCATTTCAACACTGGCGTGACCGTGTACTTCAAAGCGTACTCACAAGACGCGCAGGATCTCCAGACAGGGACCTGTTATGCAATATTTTGTTTCGTAAAGGGTACAAAGGTGGCGACCCCTTCTGGGGATAAGTGTGTTAGTGAAGTTAGGGTTGGAGATTTAGTTCATACACACAAGGGGCATCGAAGAGTTGTTAGAACAGGTAGTAGGCTGAGCAGCGTCATACAGGTTACTTTTTCAGATGGTAAAATTCTAATAGGTACGCCAGAGCACCCTATTTGGACAGATAATAGGGGTTGGGTCAATCTGGGGGATTTGACTGAGAAAGATATTTGCTATAGTGTCCCTGAATGCGAAAATACATCGAACTCGTCTTATTTGAAGGAGAATTGTACAAGAGAAATCCGAAGGCAAAGGATAAGCGTACAAAAAACTATTTCAGGAATAGGCTTAACAGATTTTTACACCAAGATATTTGGAAAACCCACTTTGGTAGAAAAATACCGAACGGTTTTGTCGTACATCACGCAGACGATAACCCGCTTAATAACTCGCCAAAAAACCTTGTTCTTATGTCAAGGGCAGAGCATACAAGGCACCATAAACTTGAAGAGTGGAAAGCACAGGGGCTATTTCAGCACGTGTGCAAAAATACTAAGTGCGGTAGAATTTTCCTTAGTAGAAGCTCTCAGAAAAATATTACCTGTTCAAAAAAGTGTAGGGTTGAAAGATATTCTAAATCAGGACGGTGCGCTTTATGCAATAAAGAGTACACCTGTAGACGAGACCAAAAGCTCCAGCGTTTCTGTAGTAAAAATTGCTCGAATAAGGGAAAAGCGCAGGGTTTATAATTTAGAGGTAGAAGACGCGCACACTTATTATGCTAATGGAATTTTAACACATAACTGTGATGAAGAACTTCCAGATAATTTGTACGATGAATTGACCTTTAGGTTAGCAGCAACGGATGGATATTTCCACCAAGTGTTCACAGCAACCCTGGGGCAACAAATGTGGGAGGATGCAATTGAAGGGAAGGGTGTGAATGAAAAATTCCCCGACGCTTTCAAGCTCCAAGTCAGTATGTATGATTGTTTAACATACGAGGACGGAACAAAATCTCATTGGACCCCCGAGCGAATTCAGCGAATAAAAAATCAGTGCAAGAGCGAGCAGGAAATACAGCGCAGGGTCTATGGAAAATTTGTTAAAGAAGAAGGCTTAAAATACCCTTCATTTGATAGGAATAAGAACGTCAAGAAGAGGCACCCCGTACCCAGTAACTGGAAATACTACGCAGGAGTGGACATTGGGGGAGGAGGCTCGGGGCACCCCGCAGCGATAGTTTTCTTGGCGGTGTCTCCTGATTACAGAAAAGGAAGAATCATAAAAGGTTGGAGAGGTGATGGTATCACCACTACAGCTAAGGATGTGTTTGACAAGTTTGTGGAGATGCGGGGTAACATTCGCTTTGAGTCGCAGTACTACGATTGGCAAGCAAAAGATTTTTTCGTGATTGCATCGAGGCTTGGCGAGCCATTCACACCAGCTGACAAGTCGCATGAAAGTGGAGAGAGCATACTAAACGTTTTATTCAAAAATGAAATGTTGTGTATCTATGATGACGAAGATGAGTATGAACTAAAAAAATTAGTGGGCGAGCTAAGCAGACTAAATAAAAATACTCCAAAGAATAAAGCGATTGATGACTTCACAGACGCACTACGCTACACGGTGACAAAAGTTCCTTGGGACTTTGAGGGGGCCATAACCAGTGATGACATGGCTAGGAAACCCGCGCCGAATAATCGCCAAATAGAGTTGCAGGAGCGCAAGGACTACTCTACGATGCTCGAAGACGAATTCAATTTTAATGTAGATGAGGAGTTAAGCGAGTGGGATGAGTACCTCGAAGGCTAAAAAAGCACTTTCCATACCGGAAGTGGTGCAGTTAATAGAAGTGTGCGCCAAAAACGGAGTTTCTAGTTTGAAGTTTCTGGAGCTAGATGTATCCTTTGATAAAGCGGTGCAAACAATTCAGGTCCTAGAAAACCCAACTAGGGTACCAGAAGAGGAAATTCTCAAAACCGAAAGAGAGTCCTTGGAGCGAGAAGAAGAAGATTTCCGCGAGAACCAAATTGCTGAGATGATGCTTAGAGACCCCATGATGGCTGAGAAGCTCATTGCCGAAGGCGAACTAGAGGACTTAAAGGATGATGCAGAAAAAACCGAAGAAGATTGAGGACTACAATCAGCTTTATACGGAGGCTGACTCAGCTGACCAAGAAGTTTTTTCTGAAATGCGATCCAACGTACTTTTGGTTTCTGGGGAACAGTACCAAAAAAGAAGTTCAAGATTTTACCAAAGAATTCGTGACCATAGAGAATTATCCGAGCAGCAAAAACTAAGGCTCGTAAAGAATCATCTAAGAAAAATTACCAATCGTTATGTAAACAATATTTTGTCCCACGCACCTGGCGTGACCATTGTTCCCAAGTCTGACAATGAACTAAGCGACCAAAAAACAGCGGAGCTAAACAAATCAGTTTGGCAGGATGCTAAGCAAAGACACAAGTTAAACAAAAAAATTAAAGAGTGGTGTAAGGATTTTATTGAGATCGGGGAGTGCGCGCTCAAATTATTCTGGGACCCATCAAAAGGGCCTGTAAAAGCCTATGAACAGTTAGTCGATGAAAACGGACAGCCCGTATTCGATGCGATGGGTAATCCTTCTCCTGATGAATCAAGACCTGTAATGCAGGGTGATTTTGTGTTCGAGCGTGTGTGGGCATTCAATCTTCTACGCGCTCCAGAAGCAAAAACATGGGACGACTCTGCCTACGCAATCGTAAGAAAAATGGTTGCTCTCACTGATCTTAAGATCAGGTACGAGGGTGATGAAGAAAAGCTCTCAAAGATTAAAGAGGGTGAAGATGAGACCTATGTAGTTTTTGATGGCAACCGACAAAACTATTCAAAAGCTAGGGATCAAGTTTTAATTAGAGAATTTTATTTCAAGCCTTGTGCAGAATACCCCAAAGGGTACTTCGCAATCACCACTAAGGATGGAGTTTTAGAAGAAGGGGAACTACCATTTGGTTTATTTCCAATTGTTGTTTCTCCTTTCGATGAATTTCAAACTACACCGCGTGGTAGGTCAGCAATCAAACAATTGCGCCCATACCAAATTGAAGTGAATCGTTGCGCAAGTAAAATTGCAGAAACGCAAATCACCCTTGGTGATGACAAACTTGTTCTATTAAACGGAACAAAGATTACAAATGCCGGAACACTCCCCGGAATTCGCGGTATTTCCGTCAACGGTATGGCTCCAACTGTCCTTCCTGGTAGAGATGGTGCCCAGTATCTTCCTTACATGCAGTCTCAGATTACTGAGATGTATCAGGTAGCGGATCTGGAAGAGGATGACACGCCAAAAACTGATGGTCAGACAGATCCACACGCGCTTTTATATAAAGCCCTGAAACAAAAGAAAAAATTCGCAGTCTATGGTGGGAAGTTTGAAGAGTTCCTAGTGTCTGTGTGTGAGCTGTACCTTGCGCTTGCGAAGCAATACTTACCCGATGACATGCTGATCCCAGCTATTGGTAAGGCTGAGTTCGTAAACATTCCAGAGTTTAGAACGACTACTCCTTTTCAATACACTGTAAAAGTGGAGCCAATGAGTGATGACATTGAAACCCAAATGGGTAAGCAGCTGTCAATCAATCATCTCCTCCAGTACACAGGTAGCCAACTTAAGCGTGAAGACATTGGTAGGCTTGCTCGCGTGATGCCGTTTAGTAATTTGGAAGAGTCCTTTGGTGATTTGACTCTAGATTATGACAACGCAACGAATGACATCCTGGCGCTTGATCGTGGGGAAATGCCGCAAGTAAATCCTGCAGATAACCATGAGTACATTATTTCTAGAATTGTTAATCGCCAGAAAAAGGCTGACTACAAACTTTTAAATCAGCAAATCAAACAAAATTACGACAACTACAAAGCCCAGCATGAAAAGATTAAAGCTGAACAATTAGCAGCACTCCAAAGAGCACAGTCAGGTTTTATTCCTATGGGTGGTTACATGGTTGTGTGCGATCTTTATGTCACTGATGAAAAAGATCCAACAAAGAGTAAGAGAGTTAGAGTACCAGCGGGAGCATTGGAATGGCTTCTTGCTAAGCTAAAAGATCAAGGGGTTGCAATGGAGCAAATGCAAGAAATGAACCCCGAACCCGCAAGTAATATTGCCCAAATGTTTGAGCAAGAAATGAGCGGTAAACAAGGTGGTATGCCACAAGCTCAAGGGGGCATGCCTCCACAACAGTAGGGATAAATCAAACCCTAGAAGGAGATAGCATGAGCGAAGTACAAGGAAGTTCAGAAGCGGTAGTAGAGTCAACAAGTACACCAGCGGTGGAGTCAGCACCAGCGACAGAGAGTGTGGCAACACCGGAAGTTTCATCAGCGGAAAAACCTGTTGATGCTACACCAGCGGAAGCCCCAGCGTATTCACCAAACTTTAAAGTTAAAGCTTATGGTAAAGAGTACGAAGTTCCAGAAGAGCTTCGTGGTTTCTACAAAGACAAGCAAGCTGAAGAAATTCTCAACAAAAATTTTTCTAAAGCTTATGCATTCGATGAGCTACTTGAAAAAAATAAAGGGCTCCAAACTAGACACTCTGAGCTTGAGAAGGGCTACAATGACTTTTACTCAAGAGTTCAAAAGCCTTTGGAGTACTTAGAGAAAAAGGATCTTGATAATTTTTTCAAATCAATTAATCTTTCAGAAGACGACATACTGCAACATGCGCTTCATTTAGTTCAGTTGTCCAAGCTTGAGCCAAACCAGCGAAAAGCTTACGACGAACAAATTTCGCAAAGATCGCAGTACGCCGAGATGGAGAAACAAAACCAGTATCTCCAAAAACAATACGAACAGTTATCTGTCCAAACCAGGACGATAGAATTGCAAACCAAGCTAAGCAACCCTGAGGTGGGTGCGTTTTCTCAGGCTTTCGATGCAAAAATGGGGAGACCCGGTGCATTTATGAAAGCGGTCATTGACCACGGACGCGCCAAATACGCCATGACCAATGGCGAGGTAGACTTATCAGTTGATGAAGCAGTTCAGGAAGTCATGGGCAGTTATGCTCCGTTCGTCGGAGTGGGTGCGCAGCAACCAATGGCGCAGCAAATGGCCGCTCAAACAACTCCTCCTGTGATCCCAAACATTCAGGGAAAACAGACTTCACCAACAAAAAGGGTATTTAACAGCCTAGACGATATTCGCAAGTATGCAGAAGAGCGTCAGGCACAAACAAATTAACATGACCATTAGGAGGGTCTGAAAATGGGTACTACTCGTAGTTTTCAAGCCATGCTTAACGACTACTTGGCAAACTCTTTGCTCAAGTCAGAATTCGAGAAGCGTGACTATTTATTTAGTAACGTAGGTAAGGACAACGGTTGGAAGGGCGGCGATTTGCCAGTTCCTTTCAAAGGCGCTATTGCATCTTCGGTTGCATTTGGTGGCTTAACTGCACAGAACGATGTTGCTGAGGACGTTTACGTTCGCGGTAACGTTTCTGGTTATAAAGAAGCTTGGGCAACCTTGCTCTTCAATCACCGGGACATTCTTGAGCACGATGGAAAAGTGAATGAAGATTCATTCTTGAAACTTCTTCCCGGTTCTATCGAAGACATCATGAGCTACTTCAAAATGGTCGTGAGCATCAACATGCTCTCTGGCCCTCATTTTGACGCAGCATCAGCCAACGGTACTGTTGGTGGTGATATTACCGTGAAGCGCCCAGACCGTTTCAGCATCAACCAGAAAGTTATCATCGACGATAACGATTCTGCTCCTGTCACTGGCTATGTGAAGTCTATCAACGTGAACACTCGCGTTGTTAACTTCGTAACCACTCGTGGTGGTGCAACTCCAGTTGACTTGTCCGGTTACACAACCGCTCAAGCAGCTAAGTTCTACCAAGACGGTGCAGACGCAGCTGGTACTAACACCTTCACATCACTTCGTTCTTCGCTCCTTAGCTTGGCTAACGGAGGAAGCGCAGCTTTGTACGGTGTTACGAAGCTAGACTACCCACATCTCCAAGCGATCAACTACTCTGGTGCTTCGATCACTTCATCGAACATCTTGGATGAGTTGTTCAACGCTCTTACCGCTGTTCGTCAATACGGACAAGGTAACGCAAGTGAGATTTGGATGTCCTACACTAACTTTGGTGCAGTTCTGAAGAAGCTTGAGAGCACAAAGGGTGCTTTCCACATCGTTCAGGACTCCATGAAGGTTAACGCCTACGGTTGGACAGAAGTGGTTATCATGGGGCCAAAAGGTCAAATGAAAATCATCGCTCTCCACGAAATGGACGACGACATTATGCCAATCATGGACATGAAGGCTCTCAAATTCTTCTCTAACGGAAGCATTCGTAAGCGTAAAGGTCCGGATGGTCTTGAATACTTCACGGTTCGTAACACAACTGGTTACGCATACCTTGTTGATATCTGTTTGTTCGGAGAACTCGTTCTCTTGAAACCAGCAAACTGCGGTATCATCCACAGTATTCCTGCTCTCTAATTGATGTAGGGTGCCCTGTACTTCAGGGCACCCTTAATCTAAAATAAATTTCTGGGGGATACATGGCTACATCAGGAAATGAAGAATGCGGCGTAGAGTACGACACGGAGATGTGCCAGGGTTCTACTTTCACAAGGGTTTTTAAACTGTTCAACAGTGCCCAAGCCCCCATAGATGTTTCAGCTGATACATTTACTGCTCAAATGAGAGAGCTTCCATCAAGCTCCACAATTATAATTACCTTTTCATGCTCTGTAGGTGGTGTAGACAACAATGAAGTGACTGTTACTGCTACTGCAGTTCAAACAGCTGCAGTCGTTCTACCCGCAAGTACAGTTAAAGAACCAAGACCATCAAAAGATTTTTACTATGACGTTGAGAGAGCAATCTCTGGGGGAGTAGTTAAAAAAATTGCTTACGGTACTATCACTGTTCACCCAGAGGTGACTAAGTGACCGATGTTGAACTAATAATCGTAGAAGAACAACCCGTAGTAGTTAAGGTCGAAGAACCGGACAGTGTTGTCGTAAAAGTTACTGAAGAAAAAGCTGTAAAAGTTGTAATAAACGAAGGGGCAACAGGCCCTCAAGGACCACAAGGAATTCAAGGTAATCCTGGCCCACAAGGACCTCCAGGTGTTGATGGCAACACTTCGATTGATGATGCAATAGTTGATGGTGTTACAACTCGTGCTCCCTCACAAAATGCAGTGTTTGATGCGTTAGCGCTAAAAGCACCCTTAGCGTCCCCTGCTTTAACTGGAAATCCAACCGCACCTACACAATCCCCAGGGGATAACTCAACTAAAATTTCTACCACTGCGTATGTGGACGCGGGGTTGGCTACCAAACAACCCACTGGAAATTATATTACGGATCTTACTTCTGATGTTGTGGCTACAGGCCCAGGATCAGTGCCAGCCACAATACAAAATGATGTTGTTACAAATGCGAAGCTTGCAAACATGCCAGCTACAACGATCAAGGGTAACAATACTGGCGTATCCGCTGACCCAATTGATTTAACTTCTACCCAAACCACAGCTATCCTAGACAATTTCGTAGGGGATTCTGGGAGCGGTGGCACTAAAGGATTAGTCCCTGCTCCAAGCGCTTTAGACGCTGCGAAAAATAAAGTTGTAAGAGCTGATGGTACTTGGAGTGCGAATTTCAACGATGTCACACCTTCTGAAGCTGTAAGAGCAGTTTCAACATCCATTGCAAGATCCGCTGCAGCGGCTAATCAATGGATTGATGTATGCTGGTCTCCAGAGTTAAAAATATTTTGCGCAATCGCATCTTCTGGAACGAATCGCTCGATGACTTCTAAGGATGGCATCACTTGGACAGCATCAGCTATTGCTCAAAACAATTTGATGACTAGCATTTGCTGGTCCCCAGAGTTGAGATTGTTTTGCGCAGTATCTTTTGATGGAACAAACAGAGTACAAACTTCTCCTGATGGGGTGACTTGGACTGTGAGAACTGCGGCTGAAGCCAATCAGTGGTACAAAGTTATTTGGGCAGCATCTCTTGGTATTTTTTTAGCAACATCGTTAGATGGGACTAACAGAGTGATGACTTCTTCTGATGGAATCACATGGACTGCAAGGACGCAATCAACTACTGCTCAGTGGTACAGCGTTGCATGGTCTCCAGAACTTCAGCTATTCGCAGCTGTAGCTCTTGGAGGATCAGTGATGACTTCTCCTGACGGTATTACTTGGACGACAAGAACGGGGGCGGGAACGCAATCTTGGTATGATATTCAGTGGTCTCCTGGTCTTGGTAGATTTTGCGCAATTGCTGTAACAGGTACTCCACGAACGATGTACTCGGAAGATGGAATAACTTGGACTGGCGGGTCTCTCACAGCATCGTCTTGGAGAAAGCTAGCGTGGTCTCAAGAGCTTGGTCTTTTCATGGCGTTGTCTTCAAGTGGTATAATGGCAACGTCTTCAAATGGAATTACATTTACTACTAGAACAATCCCAGAAGCTAATCAATGGTATGGGGTTTGTTATTCTCCGCTTCTAGGAATTTTTTGTAGTACGTCAATCACGGGTACTAACCGCGTGATGAATTCCACTTATGTAAAAGGACTTAGGCACACTCCTTACCCTAAAGCTTCTACTACTGAAGATGGTTACTTAGATAACACTGACTTCACAACTTTTAATAATAAAGAGCCCGCTGTAGCCGCAGCAACAACTGCAGATTACTACCGTGGGGATAAAACATTTCAGCCTTTAGTTGGGCAAGCTGTTGCTTACACACCTTCCACTCCTTCTGATTGGTCGGGCACTGCTCCCGATGATGTGAAAGAAGGTTTAGACAGGCTAAAGACTGATCTACAATATTCGTCTGTTGGAATAACCATAGATGGTGGTGGGTCTGAAATTGAGATTGGGGAGAAGGGTTACATTTCCGTACCTTTTTCTGGGGTAATAACTGATTGGACTATTGTTGCCGATCAGTCGGGCTCCATTGTTGTTGATGTGTGGAAGGATACCTATGCAAACTTCCCCCCCACAAATGGTGACTCTATTGCTGGAACTGAAAAACCCACGCTGAGTAGCCAAGTTAAGAACCAAGATTTAACTCTATCCACTTGGACTACTGCGGTTAGCCAAGGAGATGTAATAGCTTTTGAAGTAGAAAGTGCTAGTGTTGTAACAAGAGTAAACCTTATTATTAGAATACGAAGGGGATAATTTATGGCAAGAATTGCGTTCGGTGGATTGACCACTACAACTACAACGGCGAACCAGACGGTATTAACGGATACTCCAACAAACGTGGAGTCACTAAAAACAATTTTAATTTCAGGTTACCTAACAACTTACTCAGCAACAGAGTCCAACATGGGTGTGGTTATCCTAAGACAAAACGGAGTTGATAAAGCTGAGTTTCGTATCCAAAATACCGACTTGGATTCTGTAGCTGGAGTTGTTGTTATTCCTGTGGGTGATGGGCTTGTATTTAACGGAACTGATCCGATTGCGGTAGTAGTAACCCCAGCGGCAGTTACTTCAATGCGCTGGACAGCGAGTTTTTTCTACGAGTAATGATAACTATTAAACGATCTTCAGTTGAAGTTGTGGCTTTTCAGGATTACCCAGCCCTTGTTTTGTGGGGGGCTGGGCCCGATGAAAATATGACTAAACAAGAATGGCGTTTAAAAGATAGAATACTAGCGGGTCTTAGGGAGGGTATTTACTCTGAGGCAGAACTACTCTCTCTCTTATCAGATCACTATGACTACGAGGTTATTGTTTCATGAGCGTTTTGCTAGAATCTAACACTCTTGTTTACGACAGTAGCAAGGGTAGCGGATCTGCGGCAGCTAGCTACGGGGTTTCTCCAGTTACAGCTAAATTTCCAGAGTTGTTTGAGGCGGGAGCTATGGCTTTTTCTTATACTGTACCCGTGAATAAAAAGGCTATATTACGCACTGTAAACCTAGCATTTAATCCACTATATAGAACCAATGCGGTGACTGCATCTGGTCTAAATTTTGGGACTTTAGTTCTAAAAGTAAATGCATCCACTGTATTAGAACTTAGGGTGCAAAACTGCAGCACATTTACTATTTCAGTAAACGCCAATGAGCCTGACCAAGTCCGATCACGTTTCTACTCTTTTGGGGATGGTTTAGTGTTTAATGATACGGATGTAATTTCAGTGGAGTTAACATCTCCCACAATTGACCCCAAAAAATTTATGTTTACGATGTTCGGTCAGCAAAGCACTACCCCTGTAGTGCAGCACACAGAGACAGTTATACAAACTACATCCGCTACTGAGGTATTTACTTACACAGTAAGTGGGGCGGGATTTACTCTTAAGGGAATTAAATTTGCGGGACAATATTGGGATGCACTGTTTCAAGCTGTGGCGCAGATTTATGTATCGGGGCAGCTTGTGCTTGAGTTTCCAGTAAAGTCTAGCCCAGAACAGGTACACGCTGGAACCATCAGGGGAATACCCCTTGGTAATATGGTTTTATACGCGGGCCAAAGAATTGATGTGTGCATTTCAGACTTTGCAAGAATTGGCAATAGATACACCGTAACTCTAGCGGGGGAATTAAAAGCCGCTGGCGGTGGTGGGTCGTTTACTTTTGTTGCCTAAACCCACTGGGGCTGGCAAAATAGGAGACATAGATGAAGGTATTCGGACAGATAGAAAACGGGCAGCTTGAGAACCGCACAACACACCATCCGGTGGGGGTAGCGGCACGTCTTTGGTTTAGAACAGACCTTGGGCAAGTTTTCTTGGATGATGCCGCAGCCATAAAAGCTCTCTTACGAAATGATGAAAAAATGATTCTCGGTAACTCAGTTACAGCTACTGAGAATGCAAGAATTCACCGTGGTGGAGCAAAACTAATCCAGCTAGTTCGTGGTGATGACACAACTGTTGAAGGAACACCTTCTAACGTGCTTGCGCAGCTCTCCTCAGTCATTGAAAATTATACTAACGCAGGAAAACCAGCGAACTCTGTAAATAATATCGGTAGATTAATTTTTGTTACTGACCTTGTTGAACTTCAATTTGATAATGGCACTACTTGGCAATCTGTCGGTGGTGGGGCACTTGTAGCCTCGGGCTCTATTGGTTCACCAAATAATATCACTGCGGGTGGGGGTATTACTCCTCTACCGCTAGCAAAGCGCCAGATTATTTTCGTACAAGGTGATTCAGGGCCAGTAGAAGTGACTGCAGCTGCGCGAGTGGGAAATGGTGCGGATTTAGGAAATGAAATATTTATTGTTGGATGTAGTGATACTAATTGGGTTGGCCTTGCTGATGGTAACAATCTACGCCTTAATGGTGATAAAACTTTGGTCAATGGAAGCGTTCTAGGTCTTATTTGGGATGGCTCTGATTGGTTAGAGAATAGCTGGAGAGACTAAATGGGTAGCTTAAAAAAATTACAAGCAGACTACGCAAGCGGTATAGATGCTCCAAGAAATTATATTCGTGAAGGACATTTCGATCACGGCACAAAAGGTTTCTCTACTTACAAAGAATCTGCGGCGGTAACTTTCGACGATACAACTGATGAAGTAACACACACAGCACACGGTAAATCTACTGGTGAGACAGCCTCTTTTACTACAATCGTAACATCTACTGGTATTGCCGTTGATACTCTTTATTATCTCATTGACGTTACAACCAACACTTACAAAGTTTCTCTCACTCGTGGAGGTGCAGCCGTAGACATTACTGGCGGAGCTGGTACAGGTACCGCAGTGTATGGAAGACCTGTAACCGGATCTGGCGGATCACCAAACATTACTATTACTCGCACAACTTCTAGCCCTTTGAAGGGCACTGCTTCAGGTCTCATCACCAAACAAGCTGCTAACAGGATGGGCGAGGGCTTGGCGTATGACTTTACAATTGATAGAAAACACCAAGCAAAAGTTTTGTATCAGAGCTTTCTTTATGAAGTAGCAAGCGGAGCATACACTGACTCTGCACTCTCTGCATTTGTGTACGGACCTATTGATGGCACTCCTGTGGTTACGGAGTTGTCGCCTAAAGAAATTTTAAATTCCAGTCTCATTGAACAATTCGACGCTGCTTTTCAAACAGCATTGGTGGGAACGCAGTACAGACTTTGCTTGCACATTTCCCTTCCTGATGTTGTTGCCTACACGATGAAAGTGGATGAGTTCAAGGCAGTAGAAAAGCGCGGTATTAAAAACTCACTAATTACTGAATGGAAAGCTTACACACCAACATTTAGCGCAAGTATTGGTACAATTAACACCGCAGATTTTTGGTGGAGACAAGAGGGAGATTCGGTAAGAGTAAAAGGTCTACTAAACTCCACTGGGGGCTCTGCTTCTGAAGCACAGATCGGGCTACCTTTTGGCACTGTCGATGCTATCAAAAACCCGCAGCTAAATTACGTGGGTAACATGCAGTTAGATAGTATCAACAACACTTCTAACAACATTGGTTCATCCTACAGCGTGGTTGCGGAACCAGGGAATTCCTATGTAGGGTTTTCTTGGAGAGGTTCCGCTGCAGCGGGTTTACTTAAGCAAGATGGGGTTAGCCTAAACGGGTCTGACATTTCAATGGAGTTTTTAGTACCTATCACAGGTCTTGGTGCTACCACCGAAATTTTTGGTGATGCTGACGCACGAGTCGTGGCTGCCAGAATGACTATTTCTGGGACACCTGCAGTTACTAACACAAACCCAATTATTTGGAATGTGCCTAGTTATGATACGCACGGGAGCTATAATGCCTCGACTGGTATTTATACAATTAAAACTCCAGGTAAATATGAAATTAAGGCATCCATATACGATGGGGGTGCATTGCACGCATACATTCGTAAGGGTGGAGTTATTATCACACAAGGCAGCACGTCTTCTGCAGGAACTCCAAGCCAGGTATTTGATCAGCTAGACCTAGTTACTGGGGATGAGATTTCCATAACACCGGATGCAACAACCAGTTTACAGTTGGACTACCTAAATAATTTTTCAATTTGTAAGCTAGCTGGTCCAGCACAAATCGCTGCATCAGAAAAAATTACAGCCTCCTATACTGGGAGTTCTACTTCCGGTATTTCAAACAGTGTTGAAACAGATATCCCAGTGAGTGTTAAAGTATTGGATAATTTAGATTCATACTCGTCCGGGGTGATTACAATTCGTTCCCCTGGAACATATTGCTTCAAAGCCTACGTTAATTTAAGTCTTACAGCGGGTGTACTAGGAACGGCTATACTGTACGCTAAAGTAAATGGTTCTGATGACTATTATATGTCTACACTGTATGTGCCTAGTGGGGCACCAGCAAACCAACACATCTCTGGGGAAACTCAAGAAATTTATTTAACTTCTACGGACACAGTTAGAATTTATTTACTTGTAGTTGGTATGACATCAGCTGCATTTGATAGCAGTAATGGTGGTCAATGGATCTCATTTAAAAAATCGTAAGGAGACCCTATGGAGTTCAGCGATTTTGTAACGTGGGGTTTCTTAGGGATGATAAGTTTCATAGCGCTAAGAGTTG